TTTTCTTAATTTTTCCATCCGAGTCTTTTAGCGCATAGTATTCCATGGGTTTTCTATATGGGCATATAAATGCTTTTATGGGATCTCCATTTTTATCCAATATTGGTTGACCGTAAGACATTTTGTACCCATCTTTCCCGCAAGCTAAAGGCCCTCCAAATGTTCCATCTTTTGGGAAACCTTGGGTCGCTGCAAAATTAGACTTTGCGCATTCTTCATCAAAGTTGTCTATATATTTTTGAAATTCTGTTAATTGATATTCAAACCCTTCAAGCTCTTCTTCGCTAATCTTATCCATTTTGACATAGCCCTTACCTCTTTCGCCAAGAACGTCTTTATCCAAATCAAATCTTAAAAAGATAAATTCACTTTGAGGTTCTGTTTCTGGCATTAAATGTTTTACGGCCAAACTGTAAATTAAATTTTGTAAATTATCAGTTATATCTTTTCCTTTAAATACTGATTTACTACTTTTGAAATCTCTTATTATTACAGAATTATCTTTATATTTAAAAAGTTTATCTATGTAACCTCTTACTGCATATCTAATTCCTTTTTCTGGTTTGTCTATTTCGAGGTCGAAAAATCTTTCAGATTCCGCATCTGTAGGTTCTTCTTCTTCGTCTCCAAAGAAATCACACCTTAAACCAGCAACAATCATTTCATCAATCAAGTCTAAGTTTTCTTGGTCTGAAACATTTAATTCTTGAGCTTCTTGTTTGACTTGAGCGGCAACCACTTCTGTATTCCATATCGTTCCTTCTTTTATGATTTTATCGAATTCCGATCTATGATGGTCTCCGAGTAATTCGAAAATATTATGGCAAATAGTTCCTCTACTTGATCCGTCATTACCTGCTTGAGGTAATTTTAATTTATAATTGCACCAATAAGTCCAAGAACATTGTTGTGCAGTTTTAATTCTACTCGCTGAAAGTTTTGTTAGTTCACTCATTGGATATTATTTTTCTGTTTTTTAATATACTTTTTGGTATGACCTTTTCCAGCTTTTGTATTTCTTTGATTATAAATGTTTGTTGTGTTTTTGTGTCTGTAGATGATAACTTGTTTTCCCAAGAATTAAATTTATCAGCACACATTTCTCCAAAATCTTTTGCTGTTGGTAAGCATATTAAAATTTTATCAGGCTCTACATAATTTAGTAGTTTTAGGTAATTTTTTATTGAAGCTTCAAGCCCTCTATTTCTTGATGAACCAGCGTCGTTATTTAGTGATAATATAATTTTTGATGGGTTTAAGGATATTAATGAACATATGAGTTTATTTGGCAGGTCTAAGCCGAAAGTAACAAGAACATTGTAATAACCATTTTCGTTAAGTTTTAGTAAATCCCCTATACTTTCTACAAGTATAACGGAATCTTTTTCTTGAATTGCTAATCTTGTTTCTTTGTTGGCGTATAAAGGATATATCCAAGATTTTTTCTTTCCAACGTGTTTCCACTTTGGTCTTCCTTCTGAGTTGGTCATGTCTCTTCCTGAGAAACCGTGAATTTGGTTGAATTCATTATATATTGGAAAGATGAATCTTTTATTTAATTTTCCATTTGTTGCGAACCCTCCTTTTAATTTCTTTAAGGTTTCGTCGCTAATACCTCTATCATTATAAAATTTATAATGCGGTAGTAGTTTATTTAAGCAGTCTTCTGGATATATTTCTTCCATTTCTATTTTTTCGATTGATTCTATTTTATTGTAATTTGCTCCTAAATCTTCTTCTTCTAGATATTTTTTTAATTCATTTTTATCGTTAGTTCCTAGTGTTATCTCTACTAATCTTTTTAATGGAGAAAAGCATGATCCTTGAACATGGTCTTTCCAGACGCCCGTGTTTTTGTATATCTGGATTGCTGTATTATTGTCTCCATTTCTAAAAATAGCATTTGTCTGCCAATACGGACCTCGATCGTTAAGTTTATAACCTAAGTTAATTAAACACTCTTTTATTTTATCTGAAGATAATGATTGCATTATATATTTGGTAAGTCTTCCATGAATTGTTCTGCTGCCCCAACGCCTTCGGAATTTAGGTGGCCAACCAAATCTTCAAGATCTCCTCTCTCTTCAATTGAGAAGTTTTCCATGTGAAGGTTAATGTAATTTTTTCTTTTGCTTCCGTCCGGCATTTCTATAGGTTGAAGTGCTCTATGGACATCTTTACCTAGCCATCTATATTTTAAACATATAAATTTATGAGTCCCAAAACCTTCTGGCTCGTTTTGTATTTCGTCCATAGTTTTTTGACGCAGAAGAAATAGGTGCGAGCAAAACTGGGTTATTTGGTCAGAAAGAGAAACGATGCTTTCATCATCAACTACATTGTCTGAATTTCTATTGTTTGTGATTCCAAGCCTATTACTCTGAACACTAGTCAGCATGGCAACTGTTGGTGATCCGTTAAAACATAACTCTTTTTGAATTAACTGTTTGAATTTATCGACCATTCTTCCCACTGTTTCCCAAGAGCTTGCTCCGTTTTGTCTTTCATAAGTAGTTTTTATGTAGTCAAAACTAAAAATCATCCTGTTCCCTCTTCCTACCTCTGAATAATAAAATCTTCTAATTATGTTTAGCATGCTATCTATAGAGTGCCCTGCGACATTATAATAAAAGAATTGAAAGTTTTTTATTTTCTTCCATGTCTGCCTAACTTTATTTACGATTTCTTCTCCCGCTTGCCTCCATCTTCCAGTTTCTAGTAAATGCATAGGTACTCCTGACAGAGCCGAGCACTGTCGGACAATAAGTTCTTCTTTACTCATCTCTCCATTATCAAAATGCAATATTGGAGTATTATTATTTATTGCAGAAACTTTTGTACAAAAATCCATACAAAATTGAGTTTTTCCAACTCCTGCTCTTGCTACTACTACAGTTATGTTTCCTGGCCTGAGTAAAGAACCATAAAGTTCATTAACTCTTTGGTGAGGGCCCATTAACCCAAATTCATCTATTGGATTGTTTCCTCTCTCTTCAATAAATTGCTCCATTTCATCAAATAGATTCTCTGGGTTATTTGAACCTATTTCATATAAATTTATTTTTTCATTATATATTTTATCTGCCTCAGAAACGATTTGGTCGTAAGTTGATGCAGAAGAGATTGATTTCATATTTTTTGCTACATCTATTGATGCATCATGAATCTCTCTTCGAACTGTGATTTTTTTAAGTTCTTTTGCTGTCTTTAATACCCCATCTTTAGAGATTTGCCTCATAGACAAAGCTTTGATATAGTCTGCTATATTTATATTATCTTCGAAAGATATACCTAAAGACTGCACTCTTTGAGATAAAAGAACTTCGTCAAGAATTTCTGAAGCTTCTAAGGATTGCCTCAATACGCAGAATATAGTTTTATTTACTATGCTGTTTTTATCAAAAAAGTCTTTATCTGTTATAAAGGACGCGACAAGCGGGTAAGATTCTGGGTATTTTATTAGCCCCGCCAGTAAATGTTGTTCTAGTTCGTATGAATATACCATAAGACAATGGTATCATACAAATCGAGATAAGTCAAGGAGTTTCTTCGTCTCCGCCTTCTCCTGGGAAATTTAATTCGATTCCTTGTGCGGAAACTTGCTCTAAGTATTGCTCTAAAGCTTTTCTTAAACCCATCTCAACGACTGGAGAATTTGTTTTTGTAACTATAGACGGAGTTCCGTGTTGATTAACATACGTCAATATGAAACCGCTATCTCCATCTGTAAAGCCAGAAAACTCAAAAAGTTGAGTTAGAATATTTTCGGGCAAATTAAATTCATTTAAATTTTCTGGATCAATGTTTTCGTTACTCATGTATTATATATTACACATATTATAAGATTAATCCATGATTCTCAAAGAAATCTTTATTTAAAGTGTCGCTTTGATATATTTCAATGAGTTGTATATTATTTAATTCACAAAATTTTAATTTATCTTGATCTCTTTTTAATTGATTCAGATAATTTATTTTATTATCTCCGTGAAAGAATGGAACGTATTTTGTGTGCTGCTGTCCTTGCACTTCTATTGCGACTTTCTTATTCGCGTTATAAAAATCTAAAGATAGTTTTGTGCCTGCAACGGGAAATTCTTCAAAAACTATATGCTTGAGCCAATACTTTTTTAAATATTGTTTAACATTGAATTGTATTTTGCTTCTACTTTTTCCATCCCAATCTATCAAGAAGTTTTTAGATTTCTTGACTGTTCTAATCGCTCCTGTTAAAGTTTTAAAGCGCATTTGTAAGCTTCTTAAAATCTTCGTATAGAAAATCTGAGAGCTCTTCGTTTTCTTCTAAGAAATCTATTATGCGCTGTTCTCCTTGAAATTTTTCATTTATTTCAAACTTTTTATCTTTTAGTTCTTTTATCAAGTCTTCAGATACAGATATCCATGCGCCCTTTTTTTGTATAAGATTGAATAGGTATAGCATATCTAAAATTTCTCTAGCCCTCCAGACTGATTTTCCATCTTTTTGCCCATATTTTATTGGGTATCTTACTGTAGATCCTGTTTTTTCGTTAACGCTTTTTCTGAATTTGATTTTGCAATAATGACCTATTGGTTGACCTTTTTCATCAAGCTTGGTGGCTGTAGGGTTTTTGAATATAAGATCTCCTGAATACCTCTCTTCGAACTCAAGGATGAAATTGGCGTAATGCTTGATTGCGTTTCCACCTGCTTGTTTTACTTTTGGTCCGCCTCTAGCTGCATATGGATTTGTGGCTACTTCAACTCTAACTTGACTAGTTAAAATCATAGTGTGACCCATTTTTGTAATTGGTAAAACCATTTTCTTTAAAAATACAGAAGTTATTAATGCTCCTCCAGCAACTTGCTCTGATTCTGCAAATGGTTTATCGATATCCCCAACCCTGCAGAGCGCATCTACGCTATCAATAATAAACATATATTTTTTATCATGTTCGTTGTTAAATACTAACTCCCTTACTAATTCAAAAACTTTTTCAAAGATATTACAATCAAAGACAAAGAATTTTTCTGGATCAGTATTTATCCCTGATCTTTCTATCATTTCTGGACTAAATCTTCCTTCGCTTTTGATGTAGATAATCATACCATTTTTATCAAAATGTTTTTGAAAGTTTCTTGCAAAGGCCATTGCGCAACTAGTCTTGCCACCTTCATTGATTCCTGTAAATCTATGGGCTCCACTAGGTAGTCCACCTCCAAGAGCTATATCTAAATTCAAGCTACCGCTCGAAATTTTATACTCTTCACTTTCGTGAAAATTGTAGTGGTATTTTTTATTATCTTTATCTTCAAGGAATTTTGCAATTTGATCTGTTGTTTGAATTTCTTTTGTTTTACTCATCTATAAATTGTCGTATTGTTTTAGGTTTTTTCGAGAAAATTTTATCTTCTCCAGTTTTTGAGCCAAGAGGTATCTCTATTTTTTCTGGAATCTTGTAATGAAATTCATTATATTTTTTTCGTAAAAATGCGATTCCAGCTTTTGTTTTTAACATAGCTAGGCTATTAACTTTTCTCAACCTAACTTTTTGCCAAAAATCTGTATTCGGGAAAACCTCTAATAAAGAGTTTAATAGCTTCATCTCCTTAGCCCAAAAAATCCTTTTTTGAGAATTTGGCTCTTCGACGATCTTCTGTATTATTTTTCTTTTATTGAATTTTGGCACCCATATAGGGTATCAAATTAATTTTAAAAAGTCAAGGATTAAATTTATAGAAAGGTTTATTTTTTTTGTATTCTCTGTTATTTACTGAAGGATTTATTTTTTGCAGCATTTTAGATTCAAAGCATTGAGTTAACGCGCCCGATTCTCGAGTAGGGCATTCCGCGTCTATTTCGTCCATTAGTATTTTATAAGATTCAATCTCATCTTTAGAGAATTCTGCTATTTTTGTTAGTTCGTGAACACCTCCAAGCGATGAGGGAAGTTTTAATATAAATTCCCCTTGGCTTCCTCTCTCTTTACTTATTATCAATAATGTTTGAGAGTTTAATTGGTCTTTTAATATTTTATTTTTTTGAGCAATTAAATCTTGAATTTGTTTTTCTAATTCAGATTGATCTTTATTTTTTTCTTTTAATTGATTGTTTTGTTCTACAAGTGATTTTATTGTTTGTTTTAA